AGATACGCTTTAGCGAGCGCTCTTGCGGTTTCTAAATCGCCGTCAAATGCACAACGGTTCAGCGCTTCACCAACAATCGGGTCTAGGCTCTTGAATTCAAATAGTCGTGCGCGCTTTCCTTTTGCGGCCCATTTCAAAAATGATTTTACTTCAGCCCTAGTTTCCGCATCAACTTCTTCTTCCACTTCTGACGCTTCTTCAGGGGAGATTTCTTCAGGCTTTTCATCAGCGGTATTAGGAGTAGTGGGTGTGGTCGGTGTGGCATCAGGACCTTCTAGTGTTGGTGCAGATGTAACTTCTTTTGCGTTGATGATTCCTTCAGGTGAAAACAAGAAGATGTCAGAACCAGCAACAAGCATTGGCATATCTGCTTGAGGTGTATCTAGTAGGGGCAGACCAAGTTCAGAGCGGCGTTCATTGATTGTTTTGCCTGCGCTCTTTACTTCAATATCCGCCTTCCTTGCGCTAGATTCATTATCCATGCGCTTGCTAGTCATGAGGCGGAACTCAAGTTCACGCGGCATACCTAGATATGTGTAAGAAAGATTTGAAATCATCTTGCTAACCCATGTTGCAAGAGGTGCGATACCGATTGCTTCTGCGTTTTCAGCGCGGGCTTCTTCAAAACCTTTTCCGCCTAATCCGCCCTTTGCAGAGAATCCGATTTCACTTGGTTGTACGCCAAAGTGTCCACAGATTGAGGTAATCAAATAATCATCAAGAGTGTCTTTGAACTTCTCGCCATAACCTTCATTTACTATCGGTGAAAGGCCTTTAGGAAGCAAGCGAGCGCGCTTACGCTGTTCTGTTTGTCCGGCAAGGTCGTCATTGAGGATATTTTCATAGGCTCGCAACAGGTCAGGGTTTGTTCCCCAATCTTCGTCTGTTGTGAACATGAGTTCAGGCAACACTCCGTCTGTGTATTCTGCTCTAAGCCATTGTTGTCTGCGTAAGTAAATGTCTGCCAAAGGTAATGCGCGCTCCACAGGGCTAAAGCCGTAAACGCTAATGCTCCTACGGTTACGCACCATGTAAGCAAGTTGGTCACTGGTAAATTCTCCGTCTGCCTTTGGGTCCTCATCTGTTGCACTGAATTCAGAGCGAGGGAATCCGTAAAGGATTTGCTGATACGCCGCATTTGGTGGCATTGGGCGCATGCCTCTATCATCAATCAGAGGCTTGATTGTAGAGCCATCAAGAATCTGCAGACCGTATAAATCGCCGCCTACTGTTGGTTGTGGATATACAGCCCAAGCGTCAATTACAAGAATGTCCTCAAGGGCAATGTTTAGCCAATCGTTCCAAAGTAATCCGTTTGCCTTATCGGGTGATTCCCAAAACTCACGCAAACGAGCGATTTCATCTGTGTACTTTTCACGGGCGCGAGCCATGGCGCGTACATGGTCGCCGCCTGATTCAGAAACAATCTTTTCAGAAGCATCGTTGCCCAAAACAATATCCCAATCCAAACCAACCATTTTGTTTTTGGTTACTTCTAAGCATCGGCGCAAGATGTCAATTTGGTCTGCGGCGGCGCGTAAAGTCTTGAAAGGAACAAGGCGTGTTTCAGTTACATTGATGTTTTGCGCTACTTGATATTCATAGCGGCGTGGTTGTGGTCGCCCGTTGTCCTGTAGTGGATTGATTGCACCTGGTGTGATTGGCAATCCAGGACCAAAAGGAACTTGTGCAGAGAATGGAGCGCGTGGCAGTGCTACAGAGTTTCCGTAAGTTTGGCGCATGGTTAAAGCGTCAGCCTGATTGCGCATTTCTGCTTCAGTCATGGTGACAGAACCCGCAGGTAAACGCGGTGCTTTCTCCACATCGCCTGTGGCGATTACTCTTGCGATACGGTCACGCAGACCCATGTGTATCTCCTTTTAGCCCCTTGTACTACGGGCGGTTTTTTAGGCGTGGACTACAACTCTGTATTGATTGCTTGTTGGAGCAACAGAGAATAGGAGTGTTATAGCAGTTGTGCTTGTATGTTGCACATCGCAAATGACTTCAGCGTAAGGGCTTGAGTTGTCATAGACAGAAACAATCACATCTTTTGTTCCAAGATTGTGGCTGATTGTGTAAGAGGTGTTTGAGCCATCACCGACATTTGCCGCGTACTTAGTTACTACGGTTGCAGTGTCAATGTTGATTCCACCGCTTGTGACGGTGATACCATTACCAGCAACAGCGCTGATGACATTGGAAGTGATGTCAATACCGTTGCCCTCAGTGAATACGCCAGGGCCTGCTAATTGCACCCATGTCTGACCTGCAAAAGAGGTTAGGTAATGATTGCTCTGTGTCCAAGAGGTTCCAGCCTTCGTGGTTCCTTCAAGAATGTAGATTGTTGCGCCTTCTAGTTCTGCAAAGGTGCTTGCATCTGCGGCGCGGGTAAGGGTGTAGGTGGTTCCGTTGTCGCTATAGACATAGATACCATCTTCAGTGTCATCGCTCTGACCTGTAAGAACAATTCTGTATCCGCTATCTGCAGAAGTCAGTGCGCCATAAGTATCAATGTTCAATGTGCCTGTGTTGCCTGTTAGCGCTTCATTAACTGTTGAGAATAAGTTAGCGGCGGCTTTCCAAGTCAAACCTTCAACAGCGGCATCAACATAACCCTTGTTTGCGGCATCTGTTGATTGTGTTGGTGTGGCTACATTCGTAAGTTTGTAATTGCCAATAGATACATCGGCAGTTGGTGCGGCAAGTGCAGAAAGATTGATTGAAGCATGTGCCGCGTTGTCATGTGTAGGAGTTCCATGTTGGTGGTCAGCGCGTGCAATGCTTGTGCTTGTTCCGTTTGCGCTCGCGGCTCCAAATGTTTGTTCTGCAGTTACGCCGCCAAATGAAGGCATTGCGTGTGCGTGGTCCTCGCGTGATGGAGCAGTTCCAGTACCTGCAGAAGCAGAGCCACCCACTGCCAATGTTGTAGGTGTGGCGTTTGATAATGATGGAGTACCGTGAGTGTGGTCTGCGCGTGCGTAGTTGTTTGAAGAACCGTTGCCACTTGATGCGCCATAAGTTGTTTGTGCAGTTACAGTGCCAAAGTTAGAAACCTGCGCCCATGTTGCACCATCATCAAAATAAAGAATCTGTTGGTCTGTTGCAAAATATAGAAGTCCGGCTTCACCAGCGGCAGGGCGTGCGGCAAATGTTCCGTACTTGACCTCTGACTGATTGAGTACATCTACCCATGTCGTACCATCATAAAAATAAATGCTGTTGTCAGATGTGTTGTAGTAAATCTGACCAGCAACAGGTGTGCCTGGGTTTGTGCCTAAATTCTGAATGACTGCGTTCTGCAACTCATTCTTGTTGAGGTCTATAGATACGAGAAACTTTCTTGCCATTGTCATCTACTCCTAAATGATGTACGCAGTACCAGTAAAGGCTGAACTAAAAGTTATGACCATCTGATTGACACTAGGATAACTGAAAGTTCCCTCGCATTGCGTTCCTGCGGAATCAAGAACTACTGCGGTTGGTTGTCCGTTTAGATTATGGTTAATTGTCCAAATTGCCGCCGGGGTCGCTTGGGTATGTACATAAAAGATTTGACCTGCCGCGCTTACACCTTGTGGTCCAGGGGCGGTGATTTCTACGATTGGTGTTACGGGTTTGATAATAATTGCATCTTCACTCATCGTGTCACCTCAGGAGTTACGACAACTTGACCTTGCGCTAGACGGGTAACAATACCTGGTTGAGATGTAATCTCTATATCGTAGTAATAAGTTCCTTCATCAATGGCTCTTGTTTGTGCCGCTGTTGCATGTACATCAAATTGACCTGAAAGACCCGTAACAGTGATTTCTCCTGCCTGACTTGTTAAGGTCAAAGCAGGTGTTGGGTCAGATGGCAAAGAACGCAACTGTAGTTCTGCGCTATATCCAGTTACATTTACTGGGCTTGTGGCGATTCCACCTGATACATAAATGCCCACTGCAGGATTTGTGACTGTGAATTGTGAGCCTGTTGCTGTGGCTACCTGAACATTTTGCAAGTTATAGACAGGCGGCAAAATGCCATCAATGCTCACGGTTTGTCCGACTGTGAATCCGTTTACTGCGGTGAATGTGACTGTAGTTCCATTGCCTGAAACATTTGTGATTTCGGCAGGTTGCTTGTAAATAAAAGTTATGTACCAATCTGCGCCTTGGTCCATCGTTGTATTGTAAGTAACAGCCATTATGCTCCCACCGCCTGAGTTGGTGCAATGATAGCGCTTCCGCACTTGGGGCAAAGGCTTAACGATTTAGGAAATGGCAAAGCGCATTTACTGCAGAAATTAGCGATACTGTTGAAGTAATGACTAACGCTAGTTTTTCCAAGCAAGTCGCTAAAAGCCTGAACCATTGCATCAAGCCTGTCGGGTGAGTCTGCATCTTGAGGTGTCCATATCGTCATTTGG